GATAAAAAAAAAGAGTGGCGACCGAAGCCGCCATCTCTTATATACCAGGTCATTTTGATAGTTTATCAATAAGCCTGGACTGTACTTCACGTACATTTTCAAGTGTTTCTATCTGATATCTAAGATTTTGTATCTCTTTATCACGAACAGAACACTGGTGAAACTTGATATATCTATCAGTTTCTTCGGTAGTATACATTGATTTAACAGGTATATAACTACCTTTTAAGGCATCATGCATATCTTTTCTGATACGATGTACATACTCTGCGTTCTCAACTAGGAAGAACTCAAAACTTCCAGGTTGTGAATCCATAGTAAACTTACTCATGATTATTTTCCTTATAATGTGAGGGGACCGAAGCCCCCTCGGGTTAGCAACTATGCTTTTTTGATTAGCTCATTGATGTATTCTAAGTGCAACCTTACTTGATTATTACAATCTGTAAGTGCTCTTGTAATCTCTATCAATGACTTAAGCAACTCTTGTTTTACTTTATCGTCCATTTTGTTTGCCTCTATTGTATCCGCGTCTGTATGCTTGCATTTCTACAATCATAACTAACTGCATAATATTGGCAATAAATGATATTGCTAAGATAAAACCCATTAACTCTAACATAAGTTGTTCCTTTCTGTTGTTTAAGTGTTGCGGGTTTCTGTTGCCAGGTACCCGCGGACCCCGAGTCTAAGTCAGTCGGTGAGGATTGCTACACCTTGATTTCGACTTTGACATCGACACAAGGTATGCCCATTTCCTGAGAGCCGCGTTTCTTGAGTTTGAACTTCTTGTCTCTCAACAATTTGTTCAAGTCATTCATCGCAACTTCTACCGCTTCAAAAGCAGTAGCGAAGTCGGCATGTTCTGCAATCTGCACTCTATGAGAGGAAGCACGAGTCCCTTTCTCACGATGTAAACCATGATACTCGGCAGCAACTAATGCTAGTTGCTCGTTGGACACGCCCGCTTTCTTAAGGTTAGATAAGAATCTATCCTTAGTCTCGCGAGTAATGCTTTCCTTCTTAGGGAGCGATTTCGCCATACTAAACTTATCCTTTCTCTCGCCTTCTCAGACGAGCATAGTTTAATATAAGTTGAATATATTAGCACCATTTGTTCGCGATACCCGAGGGTACTCTCTCGCCTATGTGCCTGAATTCCGAATTGTCAAATAATAATACCCCTAAGATTATTGCAAATAATAATAAGAGTCAATACTTTTTTTTAAATTATTTTAAGAAACCTTGTAAGTGTTGATATTGCTACACTTATAGACGCATTTTTTTTTGTTATTTCCTTGACACTCTAAGAATTTTTAGAATTTTTAACCATATATAGAAAATGAGATTTTCAACCTAATTTTACAATTTCAAACCCAAAAAAGACCACACCCCTATGACGGAAAAAAAGAAACACACAAACTAGGGCAATTTTTTGGTATGGGTCTGGGTATTTAGAACGTTTTTTGGAATTTTGGGTAGGATATGTTGAGATATCAGGATTCGACGACTAGAAAAATTTTGGGAAAAAATTTTGCGTAGGGACCCTCTCTAGAACACCGAGCATTATATAAGAAATAGATTAAACACTCTAAGAGTTAATACGAACACCGAACATTAAGTCTTTTTTTTCGTCCTTCGGACTGTTAAAGATACCTTGTTTTACTTATTGTAGTCAAGTATTATTTTATTTTTTCTATTTGTATACTTGTTTAGAGCATTAGAATCTAGAACATTGGGACGTCGTGCGATTTTTTTACGTTTTTTTGCTTTTTTATTTGACTTGTGTAGGAATATTTACCTAATTTGCATACACAATTAACTTATGGGAGTAAAAATGAGCAATAAAAAGCCGATGAAATTGAATGTAGGTGGTCATTTGTACAAAATAGCAGAATTACCACTAAAACATGAAGATGATACTAAAGAATTATATGGTAGACATCTTGTAAAAGAAAATGTTATATTAATTAACAGTGAAATAGATATATCTAGAAAGTATGAAACATTAGTTCATGAAATATTACATGCTATTTGTTACAATACAGGGTTAGAGCACGATGAAAGACAAATAGATGCACTAAGTAATGGACTATTTCAATTAGGTATAGGAGAATATCTGTGGAAGAAATCACAAAAAAAATAATAGAAGCTAAAAAAGCAGGTAATCACGAATTAGTACAAAAACTACAGCAAGAAATGGATAGATTACAAAATATTGCGTGGGGAAAACTAATAAGAGAACTAGAAGATGTAGCTGATAGAGAGGATTTTCCTAAGAATGACAAATAATCAAAGAATTTTAGAGCTTATATCTAAAAGATTAGAAGTAGGAGCTAAAAAATACGGTAATCAAGTGCCAGTAGATGGTAGTAGAGACAATCTAAAAGAAAGCATAGAAGAATTATTAGACCTATGCGTATATCTATCTGCAGTAGCACTAGAATTGCATGAACAGTATATTAATAATAAAAGAGGCAAATGATGGCTACAAGATGGACAGAGGATGAAATCAGGATATTAGACCAGTATGAACGTACTGCTAAGTCCGCTTTTACTCTCTATCAAGAAATACGTATTGCTGGATACAATAGAACATATAAAGCAGTAACACGTAAATTAGAATCACTAGGTTTGAGAAAACCTTATAGATATACAACAGGTCACGAAAAAACAATCGGATACTTAGATATTGAATCAACTGGATTTAGTGCTAATATCGATGTTATGTTATCCTGGTGTATAAAAGGAAGAGGTGACAAGAACGTTGCTGGTGCTAAAATAACGAGAGAAGAGCTAATGTCAGAAAAGCAAGATGCTAGGATTACAGAGCTATTAGTAGAAGAAATGAATAAGTATGATGTAATATTTACATATTATGGTACTAGGTTCGATATTCCTTTTATTAGAACTCGTGCACTATACCACGGAACTTACTTCCCTCTTTATAGACAAAAATCACATAAAGACTTATATTATGTAGTAAGAAGTAAACTAAAGCTTCATCGCTCATCACTTCAAGCTGCCACAGAGTTTTTTGGTATTGCTGGTAAAACAAGAGTAAAACCAGATATGTGGAGAAAAGCTAGATATGGAGATGAAAAAGCAATGAAGTATGTTTACGACCATAATGTAGCTGATGTAGTAATATTAGAAAAACTACACAGGAAGTTAGAAGAACACGCACCACCTATGGTGAGACCATTATAAGGAGTATTGAATGGCTAAGAAAAAAGAAGATACGTTTAAATTAGTTCATGAGGGTAAGGAAATGGAGTTCAGTCTATCTGACTTATCTGAAGAAGCTAGGTTAAACTATACTAGAGCAAATGAAATCGCAACTCAAACAGTTCGTATTGAACAACAGCTAGTTGAGATGAGATTCTTGATAAATAACTATATTAAGTTCGTTGCTAATGAGCTTGACGAAAATAAAAAGAAATAGTTATATTAATGAAAGAACGTGTTGTTAAAGGTGTAACCCACTATCTCTTTGAAGATTTGGATGAATTTAGAACTAAAATTAGTTTGAGACATCCAGTTGTAAAAGAATGGAGACATTCTAATAAAGGAGATTGGATACTGACTGATGATGGTCAGGTATGTCAAGTGTTGCACCTTGGCGTTCTGAAGAAAAGCGATAGAAAAAAAGAAACTACTTTTATTAGAACTATCATGGGTTCATACATATGTAGCCCTTCTGTAGTAATAAAAGGAGAAATGAAAACAAATATGCATACTTTTTCTACCGCTGGAGAATCTCCTTCTGTTAGAAAGAAGAATAGAAAGAAAGTTACAGATAAAGAATTTTTGTTTGGTAAGTATGTAGCAAAAGGAGATGAAGTAGTAGAAGCTTACATGAAAGCATTTCCTAGCAAAAATGAGAATTATGCAAAATCACAAGCAAAGTTATTGCTTAAAACCGACAGGGTAAAAAAATTGATTAGAGAAGAAATAGATAAATACTTGAATGAAGCTGAAATTACTCCAACATACTTGTTGGAAGAAATGAGAAACATTATAGATAAAGGCGGTTCATCAGATAGAGATAAGATTACCGCTATAACCACATTAATGAAAATATCAGGAATGATGGAGACTCAAAAGACTACAGAGTCTGTTACATTGTTTCAAGGTTTTTCAAAGGAGCAATTAGATGCAATTCAAGGTTCCCAATACAAAAAATTGGCAGAAGTTAAAAAAGATAGTGAAAAGTAACCGTTGCGTTATTTGTTGCTATAGATTATATAAAACTGCAATCTACGTTTGGGATAAAGAAGAAAAAGACTGTACTCATGTAAAATGTTTTAACTGTCTTAGTGTATATGATAAAGACTTTGAGTTGACAGACGTGGGATTGCCAAGACAAACAGGAGAAGCATGAGATTAGCAGTATATGGAACACTAAGAAGAGGTTACGAAGAAACAGGTAAGGTAGAAGGATTTAGTTTAGTTTTTCCTGGACATCGAAACTTTCCAGCCCTTGTAAAGAATGAAAAAGGTAAAGGAGCTGTTGTAGAGGTTATAGATGTTACAAAAGATGAATTAGTAATGTATGACAAGTATGAGTCTACAGATTCTGGTTTGTATATCAGAACGACAGTAGATGTAATACTAGATGACACAGAAGAAAAAGAAAAGTGTTGGGTTTATGTAGCAGGTCCTGTTCTATGGCAAAATACTAGTATGTTTACTGAAGTTCCTGATGGAGACTGGTTGTCTCCTAAAACTCTTGTAATGATGGACAGGGTATATGAAAAAGAATACGAAGAAGCTAGATAATTTTAATATCATACCTCCAGACCTATCTCAAAAAGAGAAGGCTCTTGAACTAGCAAGAAAAGACATAGTTACTTTTGGACAAATGTTTTTGCCAGAAGATTTTATGAAATCAACTCCTGCACCTTATCAATATCAGCTTAGCGATATACTTTTGGGAGATGATAAAAGAGTTTGTATTATATTACCTAGAGGACATGCAAAGTCAACACTAGCTAAAACAGCTTTACTATATCAGTTGTATTTTGCACCACCAGAAAAGAAACAGTTTATTGCTTGGGTTTCTGAAGAACAGTCTCAGGCTATTGACCACATCAAGTACATACAGAATCACATAGATATAAATCCTGCACTTCAATATTACTTTGGAGACTTAAAAGGTAGTAAGTGGACAGAAAAAGAGTTTACTACTGCAAGAGGAGATAGGGTTATAGCAAAAGGTACTTCACAAAGACTACGTGGTCGTTCTCAATTAGGACTAAGATATACAAATATTATACTTGATGACTTCGAGTCAGAGTTAAATACTAAAACACCAGATAGAAGGAGAGAGATTAAAGAATGGGTAATGTCAACAGTAGAACCCGCTTTGGAAAACTCAAAAGAAAACGAAGGGTCAATATGGCTTATTGGTACGATAGTCCATTACGATTCATTCCTACAAGGAGTTTACGATGGGTATATCCAAGCAGAAAAGGAAGGTAGACAATCAGCTTGGAATGTATTATACAAGAAAGCAATAGTAGATGGAGTACCTTTATGGTCTAGTTACTTTACAAAAGAAAAGCTAGATGATATCAAAAGACGCTTCACAGAAATGGGACTTATACATAAGTTTGCTCAAGAATATCAAAATGAAGCTAGAGATGTGGACAATGCAAAGTTTCACATAGATAGAATTAATTATTATAAAGGTAATTTAGAAAATAGAAATGGATTCAATTATTTGATGATTGAAGAATCTGCTATACCTGTCAATGTATACATTGGTGTTGACTTAGCATATGAAGCTAATGCAAGAAGTGACTATCAAGTAATTATGGTTATTGGTATAGATAGTGATAGAAATGTTTATATATTAGACTTTTACAGAGAACATTCTCCTTTGTATGATATGCCAAAGAGAATTGTTGATTATGCAAGAGACTATAATCCTGTAAGAAGAGTAAATATTGAAAAGGTAGGAGCTCAAGGGTTAGTAAAGGATTATGTCAATCAAATAGCTGGTTCAGATAGAAAACTAGCACCAGGACTATCTCAAGGTGTCAGACCACCTCATGGTATAAAAAAAGAAGATAGGTTAGAAGCTTTGCTTTGTCCTATTGTAAATCGTAGAAAGTTATTTATAAAAAAAGAACATATAGCCTTAGTTGATGAGATGTTTGAATTTCCAAAAGGCAAGAACGACGACCTTCTTGATGGTTTATGGTATGCAGTTACGACTGCAAAGCCACCAAAGAGTTCAGCTATAGGTGCAGAGAAGCTTGGTGAAAATATAGCTAGAATAGAAGAAAGTCGTGCAAAAAGAGTCATAAACTGGATGACTGGACAAAAGTCTTAATTTTTTACTTGACTCAAGTAAATAAAAAACATTATTTTATAGACAAAAATTAAATTGGGAGTTTATGGCTAATTACGACGACAACAAATCAAAACCTCAGATTTCTAGAGAATTGTTTAGAAGATGGAGAGATGCTAGACAAAACTGGGATACAGAAGCTAGAAATGCTGTGGACTTTACACTAGGAAATCATTATACATCTGATGAGTCTGAAGCTTTACAATCTGTTGGACAAGCAGATTTTGTTATAGATAGAATTTATGCTGCTGTTGATAAGTTAAAATCTTTGTTAACAGCAAGACCAGCAAAGTTTTCTGTTATTGCTAGAGAAGATTCTGACAATAAAATAGCTAATGTTTGGAAAACAATATTAGAATATGTTTGGGATATATCAAACGGTGATAGTAATTTCAAACAAGTTGTACACGATTATGCTGTTACTGGTCTTGGATATATGTATGTATATTTAGACCCTGATGCAGATTATGGTAGAGGTGAGGTTAAGTATACTCATGTTGACCCTTTTCGTGTTTATGTAGACCCAGCTTCTAGAGATAGATTTTTTAACGATGCTTCTGGTATTATTCTTTCTACATTTCTAACAAAACAACAAATGTTAGACTTATATCCAGACTTAGAAGATGTTATTGATGATATTGAAGGTGGTATAGATTCATTGTATGGAGAAGATTATCCTTCTTCAACGTTGAAAAATACAAATGCTGCTATAACTCCAGACGAAGCAAAGAATTTAGATTACTATGTAAATCAAAAATATCAAATACTTGATAGATTTTACAAAGTAAGAGTACCATATTATAGATTGTTTAATACTGTTACAGGGGCAGAAAAGATTGTAGACCCTGAAGTATATGTACAGATTATACAAGAAGAAGAAAATATAAAAGCTATAGAGAATGGTGCTATAGAAATAGAAGAGATAATGCAAACAAGAATTGCACAATGCAGTAGCGTTGGAGATACTTTATTATATGAGCGTATTCTAAACACTGATATCTATCCAATTATTCCATTTACGAATATTTGGACTAATACTCCCTATCCGAAATCAGACGTGAACAAGGTTAAAGATTCACAAAGACTTTTAAATAAGTTATTTTCTCTAACCTTGTCACACGCTCAGTCTGCTGCTGGTCTAAAATTATTAGTACCAGAGGGTAGTGTAGACAATATAAGTCAGTTAGAAAAAGATTGGGCTAATCCAAATGCGGTTATAGAATATAATCCAGAATTTGGTAACCCTTATTTTCCTCAACCTGCACCATTAACTAGTGAGTTTTACTACTTAATAGACAGAGTTGAGAAGTATATAGATTTAAACTTTGGTATACCTGAACTACTACAAGGGTTCCGAGGAGACAATGCACCAGAAACAGTTAGAGGTACAATGCTTTTATCTGAGATGGGTGAGTCTAGAGGAAAATCAAAGTTAAGAGATATCGAAGCAAGTCTAGCAATGGTAGGACAAGTTGTTTACAATTTGGCTAAAGACCATTATAGATATGCAAAAACATTTAGAATTGTACAACCAAATAATGACATTACTGAGTTTTCAGTAAACATGAGAATGTACGATGATAAGAGCGATGCATTGTTGGCTATTGAAAATGATATTCAATTAGGACAACATGACATTCGCATTATATCAGGTTCAACTTTACCAAGCAACAAGGTATCTGAATACAACATGTATCTTGATGCGTATAAACTTGGACTGGTAGATGATGTCGAGGTTTTAAAGAAAACTGAAATCTTTGACAAAGAAGGTGTCCTTCAAAGAAAAGGACGTATGGCACAAATGCAACAATATATCGCACAGCTTGAAAATCAAGTGAAGAAACTTAGTGGTGATTTACAAACATCTGAACGTGAGCAGGTATCTGCTAGAAAACGTACAGAAGTTGAGAAGTTCAAATCTAATTTGAATGAAATCTCTACTGCTACTAAGCTAAAAGAAAGACAAAAGGTGATGGAGTTGGGTAATTTAGTTGACCGTATGTCTGACAATATGGAGGAAAATGACAAATAATCTGTGGTTCAGAGTCTTAGACTAAATCACGGGAGGAGAAAACAAATATGGCACAAGAACAAGAACAACAACAGGTTGAACAGAAAGACCCAATAGTAGAATCAGCGGTGGAACAAGAAGTTTCATTGCAAGAGCCTGCTCAGGAAGAAGGTGTTGAAGCATCTGAAGCTGTCGATTGGGAAGGAGAAGCTAAAAAGTTTCAATCAATGTACGATAAAAAAGTCGCAGAACATGAAAACTTAAAAAGAGATAGTAGTGATTTGATGAACTTAAAACAAGCTCTTACTGATAAACCAGAGCTAGTTGACGTAATTGAAAAAGGACTTTCAGGTCAATCAGTTGAGGACAAAGGTATGGAAGGAAGTACAACTCCAGATAACTTTGACCCTTGGGACGCCTACTACAAGCCAGACTCAGATTCTTACAAATTTAGAGTAAGTCAAGAGAAAAAGCTTGTACACGAAACAGTAGATAATGAACTAGCTAAACTACAAAATCAAATGGCGATGAATAATTTAAAGACAGAACTTGTAAGCAAGCATAACTTAGGTACAGATGATGCAGAAAAGTTTCTACAATTTGCTACAACACCAAAAGCTAATCTACCTATTGAAACACTTATTAAAGTGTGGAAAGAAGGAGAAGGCAAAGGTGCTAAACAAAGTGAAAATTTAGAAACTGTTAAAAAGACAAAATCAATTCCTAAGCCAGCTGGTGTACTTCAAGGTGGAGAACAACCTCAACCTTCTGAAGATGAACAAGTATGGAATAGAATTATGGGAGCCAATAAGAGAAGTAGAATAGCATAACTAAGAGGTAAAACAAAATGGCTTTTAATCAAGGAACATTAAAGTCATCTGTGATAACAGGCGTAGCAAAAGATGCTGGCGTAGGACAAAGACCCGATGTTAGACGTTTATATGATTTCTCTGATAGAGTTGCAGAACTCATGCCAGAGGAGTCACCTTTTTTCGTCTATCTAAGTCAAGTTGCTAAGCAAGCTACAGACGATTCTGTATTCAGATATTTAGAAAACAGAACTGTGACTAACTATACAGCTCGTAATTTTAATTTAGCAGCTGCAGTTGGTTCTGTCTCACAGGGACAATTAAAGGACTTTACTGTTGATGACGGCAGTGGTGGAGCTATTGGATTCCTAACAAAAGGAATGGTAATAGCAATCGCTTCTGTTGATTCAACAGCTGGTTATGCACAAGTATTAGTTAGAGTTGAGTCTGCACCAAACGTACAGGCATCAAACACTACCTTCTCAGGTAGAATTATTGATGTATCAGAATCAAGTGTATCAGGACATAACACACTGTCAGACAATGACGCGTGTCAAATCGTTGGTACATCATTTGAAGAAGGAACAGGTTCACCTGATACTTTCTCAGATACAATTGAAGACGACTTTGGTTATACTCAAATCTTTAAAACAGCTTGTGAATTAACCAACACAGCAATAGCTACAAGATATCGTGGCTATGAGAATGAATTCGATAGAATTTGGGCTCAAAAATTACGTGAACACAAAGTAGACATCGAAAGAGCTATGCTCTTTGGACAGAAAGCTCGTGTAAACGGGGTACAATATACTGAAGGTCTAGTTGGACACATTGTAAAAAATGTTGCTCCAGTTACAGATAACTCAGCATTTTCATATGATTCAGGTAAAGCTTACTACAGAAGTGTAGCTCAGAATGAACTTACATATGATAGACTGTTATCTGACTTAGAGGTTATATTTGACCCAGCAAGAGGCGGAGCAAGTGAAAAACTTGTTATGGCTTCTTTGCCAGTAATATCATTCTTTAACAAACTAGGTGGAGATGCATTCTTGTCACAATCACTTGCACATAATAACAATGCTGCATTAAGTGGCGGTGCTACAACAGTTAATCAATCACCATATAGAATGAACTTAAACCAAGTATCAGGACAGTTTGGTCACTCCTTAATGGAAATCAACACTATACATGGTTCTATGTTCTTAGTGAAAGAACCTCTATTTAGAGGTATCGCTAGTGGATTCATGCTTATGGCTGACATGTCTAAATTGGCATACAGACCATTAGTAGGTAACGGTCTAAATCGTGACACTCAAATCATGACAAACGTACAAGGTGCGGATGAAGATTTAAGAAAAGACATGATTATGACTGAAGCTGGTCTTGAAATCACACTACCTGAATGTCACGCTCTATACAACGTGGAGGGATTATAAAATGGCTAAAGGTGCATTACTAGAAAAAAATAGTGGTGTTGGTGGTTTACTATCAAACGTAGAACACATTACTGCTGCTAAAACAATAGTTGAAGCAGACTCTGGTAAAGTATTTATGCTTTCATCAGCAGATGGAGCATATGATATTACTTTACCTACAGCTGCTACAGGTCAGAACGGTGCAAAGTACAGATTTGTTGTACATGAAGAAACACCTTCAAATGACATTACTATTAAAGCAGGAAGTGCAATCATTTCATTAGTAATGAAGGACGCAGGCGGAGACGCTGCTAATTCAACTGCTGGAACTCAAGTTTCTAACGTAATCGTAGAAGCTGCTTCACAAAGAGGCGACTTTGTCGAACTTATGTTTTGGAACGGAGAGTACTATGCACATGCAATGAGTGCTATCAATGATGGTATAACAACATCATAATATAGTTATTAGGTACTATGGAGTGGGTTAGTCCCACTCCGAAACCTATAAAGAATTTTAAATAATAGGAGAAAAAATGGCTAATTTTAGTACAACTACAAAAGTTATTATTAACGACATTACTGCAGATGCTGATTCAGTAGCTGATTCTTTAGCAAAAGAAATCAATGATTACATTGAAACTATAGATGATGCAAAGTTAGTAGATATTAAAGCAGTAAAGTTTGATAGAAGTAGAATTGCATATATTATAATTACTAAGAACTAATGGCTAATTGTCAACATTGTAGCGAGCCAAATCCTGAGGGTATGTTCAACTGTCCTTCTTGCGGACTAAGAGCAGCTCCCAATAGATGGAATACTAATTTTGTTATAAGAGAAAATAATTCTTGGGCTTCAGCGATTAGAAAAGACCAAATAGACTTTAATCACATGTCTATGGAAGACGGTGTTAAAAAGATGCAAGAAAGTAAGAAAAACGCAAAACCCGCTCCACGCGGGAAAGGAATAAGGGTGATGTAATGCCAAGAGGTGTAGGTTATGGTAAAGGTACTCCAAAGAAAAAAATGAAAAAAAAGAAAAAGAGTACAATGAAGAAGAAGAAAAAGACAATGAAAAAAAGTAGCTATGGCTATTAAAAAAAAGAAAGTAACAGTAAAAGGTGTAGATATATCTGGTCTTACAAAAAGACAGCAATCTACAATGAAAAAACATGCTAAACATCATACAGGAAAACATATGAAAACTATGACCAACATGATGAAAAGAGGTAAAACTTTTACACAAGCTCATAAAGCAGCACAAAAAAAGGTGGGTAGATAATGGCTAAGAATATACCAACAAATAAAGCTCTTTATTCTAGAGTAAAGGCAGCAGCAAAACGTAAGTTTGATGTATATCCTTCTGCGTATGCTAATGCTTGGTTAGTACGTGAATATAAAAAACGTGGCGGTGGGTACAGAAAAGGTAAGTAATGGCTGAAGGCGGTTTAAAAAAATGGTTCAAAGAAGATTGGGTAGACATAGGTGCTCCTAAAAAAGGTGGAGGCTTCAAAAAGTGTGGACGTAAATCTGCAAAAGGTAGTAAAAGAAAATACCCTAAATGTGTTCCTGCAGCTAAAGCAGCAAGAATGACCGCCTCACAAAGAAGAAGTGCAGTAAAAAGAAAAAGAGCAAAAGCACAAGGAGTTGGTGGTAAACCAACCAATGTTTCAACTTTTGCTAAAAGAGATGGAAAGAAAGCTAGAAGAGGATAATGAGAAGAGTTATCTTTGGAAATCAGGTTAGACATACTAACGGAAAAAAGAAAACAAGACAGGGCAATAGTGTAAATACTAAGTATGGAACTAAAGCTAGTAAAAAGTATTATGTTAAAAAGTATAGAGGACAAGGTAAATAATGGCAACATTTAAAGCACAAGTAGAAGACTATGTAGCAGGTATAGGTGATGACGATGCACTTTCTCAGTGGTTAACTGATGGTGCTAGATTAGTTTTAGAAGCATTACCTTCTGATAAATTAGAAAGAATAACAGAAGAATTAGATTTTACTAATTCTACTAGTAGTAAAGGTAAACGTATACATCAAGTATTAAGAAAAGATGCTGCTAACAGTAGTAGATTTATGCCTTGTAGAGAATTAAGTTCTGCATTTTTAGGTAAAGTACTTGATGAAGATTATATGGAAGCAGCAACTACAAGTGACCCTGCATACATATTGCACGATAATCTTATAGAGACTTTTCCTGCTAGTGCTGCAAGTTTAGATAGTAGAGTTATATATGTAGACAGTAGTATCACTGTAGCACATAGTGCAAACTCTATACCTGATATTCCAGATGAAGCTGAGTGTGTTGTTGTTTTATACGCAGCAAGAAGTGCCCAGGCATATAAAATTAAAGATGCAAATATAGATGAAGACCCAGAATTAGTAGCTTCTCTGATTGCACAATACAATGTTATTGATGCACAATACAAAGAAAAGATACAGTTACTAGGGTTAGATAAACTATATGTAGAGAAGGAGCTACCAGATAGACGATGAGTGTAAAAACAAACTGGACAAAAGTAACATCTCAAAACTTCTTAAGTACAACCTTAAGAAAACTTACAATACCTGTAAGTACAATATATAGAGAAGTAATAGAACAATTTAGTTTATGGAACGACGGTAATGTTTTGTGGCAAGATGTAAATAGCAACTGGGAGGACCTATAATGGCAGCAATAGAATTTAATGGTAAAAAGATATATTCCAGAGTACTGCAAGCAGTACCTGATGTATCTGAAAACTATATAAAGAATTTAATAAATGAAGCTTTGATAGATTTAGGACAATATAATTTAAAGACTGAATATGCAAAAGCTGACTTAGCTCACAATCAATTGTGGTATGGGTTAGCAGATGATAGAGCAGTTACAATAAACAAGGTATTCAGATGTAGCGTTTTGAATGATTCTGGTGAGTATATTAGAATACCTAGACTGTCAACTCAAGACATAAAAATAACACATACGGAGTAATTATGGCAGCAATAAGTAGTACATATAAAGACCCTTCTGACACCTTTGTTTGGTGGATAGAGGGAGATAAAATAGCTATCGCTACTATCGCAGGAGATGGTGGCACAACTGAGACAGGTAAAGGTAACTTAAAAGCAGTTCAATTAGGAATTGACAATACTATTTCAAATGGTTTTTTAATATCTTACTATGCAGAACCAGATGAATATACTGATATGACTCAAGAGATAGAGATAGATAATGCACTACACCCTGCTATAATAGCTTTTGTGAAAGGAAAAGCATTGATGGATAAAGCTGCTTCAACTAACAATCCACAGCTGGCACAGATAAAATCAGCAGCTGCTCAAGCTTGTATGAGAGATTATGATAGATTAGTAAGAAGATTTGGAGCAAAGAGAAGAGATAAAACAGGTGGAACAAGAGCAGTTGTTCCAGCAGACTTGAGGTAAAACATGGCAACGTTGACAAATAGAAAAGTATCGCAAACATATAAAGATTTATTACAAGTATCAAACAGTAACAGTGGTATAGACGCAACACTGAGAGCAGTAGAAGATGGCGAAGGTACATCTAGTATATTACAACTTAGCTCAGCAGCTGTTAATATTACAGGAGCAGGTACGTTGCAGTATGGTGGTACTGCTATCACTGCTACAGCAGCTGAATTAAATATATTAGACGGAGCTACTGTAACTGTAGCAGAACTAAATGTATTAGATGGATATACTGGTAGTGTTACAGAATTAAATTATTTAGATACACTACACGCAACTGGTGTTACAGCTACAGAGTTTGACTTCTTAGATGGTGTTACTTCTAATATACAAACACAATTAGATTCTAAAGTTACTGGATTCAGAACAGTAGAAGTAGATACAAATGGAGATGACAGTGCTAATGAAACATTAGGTGCATCAGAAACATTAAGATTTAAAAAAGGTAGTAATATTACTTTATCAGAATCTGGTGGAGTAATAACAATAGCATCAACAGATACTAATACTCAATTATCAAACGCTCAAGTAAGAGCAGCAGTAGAAGCTGCAACTGACTCTAATGTATTTACAGATGCTGACCACACTAAACTAGGTGGAATAGAAACATCTGCTACAGCAGACCAAACAGACTCAGAAATAAGAACAGCTGTAGAAAATGCAAGTGATTCAAATGTCTTTACTGATGCAGACCATACTAAACTAAATAATATAGAGGCAAATGCAGATGTTACAGATACTGCCAATGTAAGAGCTGCTGATGCTCTTATGGATGATGAAGTATCTAATTTATCCTTCGTAAAAGGTTTAACAAAAGGTATTAGTGATGGAAATGTTTTAACAGCTAATGATGCAGTTGCAGATAATGATTTTCTTAGAATTGATGGAACAGAAGTTGAAGGTTTAACTGCAGCCCAAGTAAGAAGTGCAATAAACGTAGAAGATGGAGCTACGGCAGACCAGTCAGCAGCTGAAATATTAACTGCTATAAAAACTGTAGATGGTTCTACTAGCGGATTAGATTCTGACTTATTAGATGGACAACACGGTAGTCATTATTTAGATTTTGGTAATTTTGTTATAGATAATGATGAAATACCTATTGCAAAACTTGCTTCTGACAATGTTAGCTATGGTGGAGTAACTGTCACTTTAGGTTCTTCAGATGCAACACCTGCATTTGATTTATCTGATGCAACAAGCTTACCTATTGTAGCAGGTACATCTGGCACACTAAGTGTGGCTAGAGGTGGTACAGGTGCTACATCTTTAAATGATTTAATTACATTAGGAACACATACTACAGGTAATTATGTAGCAGGTATTGCTGGAACTTCTAATGAAATAACAGTATCAGGTTCTGGAAGTGAGAGTGCTTCTG